CTAATCTTAAAAGAGAGGCAATAAGAGTGAATATTAGTATTGAAACTGATGAGGATGATTTAATCGGTGGCAATACTCTAGTTGACGGTAACGTCGTTTATAGGGAAGGCCCAGTCCTCACCGCGATGAAACGCGGGGCAGTCCTAGTTCTTGATGAGATAGATAGAGGCTCAAACAAGCTGATGTGCTTACAAGCAATATTAGAAGGCAAGCCCTATTTTAACAAGAAGACAGGCGAAACCGTAACTCCTGCTCCCGGCTTTAACATTGTTGCAACAGCCAACACAAAAGGTCGAGGTTCAGATGATGGCAAATTCATATCAGCCAACATACTCGACGAGGCATTCCTAGAAAGGTTTGCTATAACCGTGGAGCAGGAGTATCCTACAATGGCTACCGAGAAAAAGATCGTTGTTAAGAAAATGGCTAAGGCTAATATCTCAGACGATGAGTTTGCAACTCACTTGGTAACTTGGAGTGATGTAATAAGAAGAACTTATTACGATGGAGCAATTGACGAGTTGATTTCAACTAGAAGGTTGGAACATATTGTTAATGCGTTTGCAGTATTTGGTGATAAGCAGAAGGCTGTTCAACTTTGTGTTAACAGATTTGATGATGACACCAAACAGGCTTTTATAGATCTGTACACTAAGGTAGATCCTACAGTAGAACTTGAAGCAGATTTTGAAAGTCAAACAGAACAGGAGATACATGAAGATGCCTCAGAATAAGAAAGGCGATGTACCCTATAAGTTCAACGAGGGAGCTCTCATAAGGGAGCTCCAATCGTATATCGATGAAACTTATAATGGTCATTACAGTAAAAACAAATTCCAATCAACGGAATTTATCAGTGATTGTGGACACGGAATTGGATTTGCCATAGGTAATATTCTAAAGTATGCACAACGCTATGGCAAAAAGGGTAACTTAGATGACCACAGAAGGGATCTAATGAAAGTATTACATTATGCTATAATTGCACTCAATGAACATGATTTGCAAGCAGTTAAGCACTACTTAGATGATTGATGTATAAATAGTGATATGAAAATAACCCAAGTCAATACTCCTGATAGTTTTCAGGAGTTTCCATCTCAGAACGATTCAGATTTAGCAGAATCTTTTAGTACACCTTTGGACTCTTTTTATAATTGGGATTATAGAAATGAGGATACTCGTATTAGAAAAATATATGAGTTGGGTAAGGAGAGAGCCTGGAATCCTAGTAAGGATATTGAGTGGGATACAGAACATCCAGGAGACATTGTTGTATTAGGACAATGGCCTGAGGGAGACGATCCTTTTTGGTTTAATTATAGACCATATAGAGAGCTTTCTGATGAAGATAAGAGAGAATTTCAAAAACATAAAAACCTGTGGCAGTTATCATCTATCTTGCATGGAGAACAAATGGGTGCAATATGTTGTGGTCAACTTGTAAGCTGTGCACCAACATACCAAGCAAAATTATTTGCAGCACAACAAGCTGCTGACGAAGCAAGACATGCAGAAACTATGAGCAGATATATTGCAGAAAGATATGGTTGTGTCTACCCTATTGGAGAAGGTGTAAAAAACATATTTGATATTGCATTATCATCTAAAGAGTGGGATTTAAAGTTTATTATTGTACAGATAGTGGTGGAAGGATTAGCAGTAAGTACATTTCAAATATGTAGAAACAATACCAATGACCCTCTCTTAGCACAGATAATGGATTACATATTACAAGATGAAGCAAGGCATATAACTTTTGGTATTAATTATTTAGGTGATTATCTCAAGACTCTAACTGAAGATGAGATAAATTATAGAGCAGGGTATGCTTTAGAATGTTGCACAACATTACTTAATAGAATTGGTTTTGGACCAGGGTTTTATAAACAGTTTGGATTTGATCCACAGGATGCACATGATTACGCATGCCAATTTGAAGAAGACGAAATAGGTAAGCAATATAAAATTGTAAGAAAGCATCTCTTAAAAAGAGTCATTCCTAATATTAAAAGAATAGGATTGTTGACTGATGAAGTTAGACCAGGATATGAAGGGTTAGGATTATTAGAGTTTGAGGACTTACCAGATGACATGGAAAGTTACCTTTTATAATAAATTAACATTAAAACTCTTATAAATAAGAGTATAAACAATTATTGGAGACTAAAATGGCATACGTCGTAAGGCAAATTTATACTAGACCAAATACAGGAGTAGCTTGGCCTAAGATATCTGATTATGATGCAGATTTGCACACTGAAAGATTAGCAGATTATACTGATAGAGGTATTGTAGCAAGTTATGATCTTTCAGAAGATGAATTGACATTTACAGCAGAGATAACATCACCCACCAAGGCAGATTGGGATGCACACAAGGCATTGGTAGAGGATTCTACAGGTAATGGTAGTGCATTGAAAAGTTCTAATTGGACAGCAGTTCAAAACTCAATTAAAAGTTATTGCACTGCTAATGGTATCTCATACACCATCCAATCAATTGATGATGGTTCCGCTGGAACATTAGTAGAACATAATACCTAAAACGGTACCCTACTATATTGACTTTTAGTATGAAAGAATCTATAATGTGTTTATAGATTTAAATTTGGAGTATATTATGAAAATTAGTAAACAAACTCTTGAAGTCCTCAAGAACTTTGCTACAATCAATACAAACATTCTTGTCCGAGAAGGTAATACTCTTTCAACTATCAGCACAGGTAAAAACATATTTGCCAAAGCTGAGGTTAAAGAATCCTTCCCTAAAGAATTTGCAATCTATGATCTAAATAGTTTGCTTTCATTACTTACATTAATGGAAGACACAGACGTTGAGTTTGGTGACGAGTCTCTTGTGGTTACAAAAGGCAATTCTAGATTCGAATATTTCTATGCAGATCCTAATATTATTGTTAGTGCACCTGACAAGAGTATTGACGTAGACAACTTCTTCCAGTTTGACTTAACTAAAGAAGATGTAGACATGATACTTAAGGCAGCTGCTATTACAGCAGGTCCTATGTTAAGTGTGGTAGGTGATAATGGAGAGGTTGTAGTTAGTGTTGGTGACCCTAGCACACCTAAGTCTAATAGTTTTAGACAAGTAATAGGTAATACCGATAAAACCTTTGATGCTAAACTAGCAATGGAAAACTTTAAGGTTATCCCTGGTAGTTATAGTGTTACTCTTTCTCAGAAGAAGTTTATGTTCTTAGAAAGCAGTAAAGGTGATTTGAAATACTGGTTGGCGCTTGAGCGTTCATCAGATATATAAGGAGACACAATGGATGAAGAAAAGTTAGAGGTCTCTTTAAGAGAGGCGACAAACGGTTGGATTGTTGAATTCAACAAATTTGGTGAGACAGTTGAGTATATATTTACTCGCCCTAACCCAGCTATCTCACTCGTTAGAAAAGTAATGAAGGGTGAGTTAGATGTATTTTCTCAGGAGGAAACAGATGAGTGAATTAAACCCACAAATACCTCCAGCAATTTTTAAGAAACATGTTAAGACAATTGACGGCGTAAGCAAGTGGATTGATCTTAATTCTATAGATTTATTCGAAGGAAAAAGGATTGTTGTATTTGGATTGCCTGGAGCGTTTACCCCTACATGTTCTGGTCAACAGTTACCAGGTTTTGAAGCTTTATATCATGAGTTTAGACTAGCAGGAATAGATGATATTTATTGCGTTAGTGTTAATGATACATTCGTTATGAACGAGTGGGCAATAGATCAGAACCTTGTTAATGTTAAACTATTACCAGATGGTAGTGCAGACTTTACTATTAAATTAGGTATGGATGTTAGAAAAGACAACCTAGGTTTTGGTGTAAGGTCATGGAGATATGCTGGCATATATGATGACAAAGAACTTGTCTGGTCAGGTGTTGAAGAAGGATTTGGAGACGACATTGAAGGAGATCCTTATGAAAAAAGTAAACCAGAAAATGTTCTGGACAATGTTAAAGCCTTTGGTTGGCCAGCTGTTACTACTAGCCTTAATGATGAGCCTGTTAGTAATAAACTTGAAACCTTTGGTGACTTAGACGATGCTATCGCTGAGGCAGAAGGTAAGCATATAGATCTTGAACTTTCAGATTCGACTTCTGTTAAGGAGAAAATCAGATAATTCAAAAATGTCGAGGAAAAAAAGGCCAGAATTTTGGAGCAAAAAAAGTTCGCTAGTTTGGAGAATGTAGATTATGGAACCTGGACAATTCTTATGGGTCGAGAAATATAGACCCACAACAATAGATGACTGTATTATACCTGATGAGGTAAAAGAACAGTTTAAGCAATTTATATTAAAGGGAGAGGTTCCTAATCTATTATTAAGTGGTAGTGCAGGAACAGGTAAGACAACTATTGCACGCGCATTATGTAATGAGCTAGGTTGTGATTACATTATTATTAATGGTAGTGATGAAGGTAGACAAATAGATACCCTCAGAACTAAGATACGAAACTTTGCTAGTGCTGTTTCTTTTGAGGGTAAGACTAAGGTTGTTATCCTAGATGAGGCAGACTATATGAATAGGGATAGTGTACAACCAGCCCTTAGAGGGTTCATAGAGACGTTCTCTGAGAACTGTAGATTTATATTTACATGTAACTATGCTAATAGGTTAATAGACCCTCTACATAGCAGGACTACTGTTATAGACTTTAAGTTAGCACCCTCAGATCGCCCTACATTAGCCTCTAAGTTCCTAAAAAGGATGGAGTACATACTAGATACCGAGGGTGTAGAGTATAACCAGAGGGTACTAGCGGAGCTCCTAAACAAGTATTTTCCCGATTATAGAAGGGTTATAAATGAACTGCAGCGTTACAGTGCAGGGAATAATATTGATGAGGGTATATTAAGTAACTTTCAGGAAATCAATGCTAAGGCCCTTATAGAGAGTCTAAGGGAAAAGGATTGGAAAAAGATGAGACAGTGGGTCGTAAATAATGTAGATACTGACCCTCAGGGTATATTTAGACAGATATACGATACTCTACTTCCTGAAATTAAGAGTATTCCTCAGTTAGTCTTGTTAATTGCAGATTATCAGTATAAAGCAGCATTCGTTGCAGATCAGGAAATTAACTTGACGGCATGTTTGACAGAAATTATGGCGAATGTGGAATTTAAGTAAATGGCACAGAAAGAGTCAAAAGACGCAAATATCATAATTCGTCTACCTTCCTCATTGAAGGAAGAAATCAAGGAAGAAGCAAAAATAAGGGAAACCACTGTAACTGAACTATTATTAAAAGGTTACAGTATTTTAAAAGAAGGACAATACATTGACTTTAAGTAAATTATGGAGATTGTGGTGTTTATCTTTAGGAGAAAAAGCTAGCGATGATTCAAAGGAAGCTGATATGGTGGCTATCCTTAGAACAATAGTCGTAGGTGTAAATTTCATAACCTGCTTTTTTATTATAGCAGGTGTTTTAAGGCATTTTTAATGGACCACAACGATTTAGACATAAAAATAGTAGCAGTATTTTTTATTATAATAATGTTAATAATTAGTTCAATATGAGCGATAGTATATTAGAAGGATTTGGCGATCCTGTAGAAGAAATCAATGAGGAAGAGTTTCAGGAAAAACTGAAAAAGATATCTCCCTTCGATTTTGCTAATAGCATCAATTATACTAAAGAAAACTTAATTGTAGATGAAAGAACAGAAAATGAATACAATGCTTTCATCGTTAATAGAGCAATGGGTTTTGGAAAAGACACTATTATTGCAGGAAATGAAATGAATGCAAGACCTCACTTGGATAAAAAGTTACAATATGACTTTCTTAAGAGTGTGGTAAGAAAAGCCAAACGATATAACAAATGGTTAAAGTCTGAAGAAGAGAATATAGAAACAATACAAAAATTCTTCGGATATAGCTTTTTTAAGGCAAAAGAAGCATTAAATCTGCTTTCTCAGACAGATATAGACTTAATTAAGCTACATTTGAGTACGTCTAAAGGTGGCAAAATATAAATAAGGTATTATAACCAAAATTTATATAGAATAAACGAGACGTATTGAAATGAGTGATCAAGAGAATTACTTTAATATTGACTATCCAGGGTACACACCCTTAGAAGTTTCACTAAAAGATCCAGAGGATTTTCTTAAAGTTCGTGAAACATTGTCAAGAATTGGAGTAGCTTCAAAAAAGGACAAAGTGCTTTATCAGTCCTGCCACATCTTACATAAGAAAGGTAGATACTTTATAACACACTTCAAAGAACTTTTTGCTTTAGATGGCAAGGAAGCTGACTTCCAAGACAATGATTTAGAACGAAGAAATACTATAGGCAAACTATTATCCGATTGGGGTCTTGTAGACATAGTTACAGAACAAGAACTAGACTACGCACCTTTAAGCCAAATAAAAATTATATCGTTTAAAGAGAAGGGTGAATGGGAATTAATCCCCAAGTACAATATTGGAAAGAAAGCTAAATAAAAATCAAATAGAAGCCCTCCAACTTATCAAAGACGAACAGGATAAAGTAGGGCCTGGTTTCTGTGTACTAAAATGGTATCATTTAGAAATGCACTTAGGAACAGGGCAAAGTCATTCCTGTTATCATTGTCCTACACAGAAAATTCCTTTAGACTCTGACTTACATAACACACCTCAAAAAATAGAAAAAAGAGCAGAGATGTTGCAAGGTAGCAGACCTTCAGAGTGCTCTTATTGTTGGGAAGTAGAGGATCTTGGTGAGATATCAGATAGGCAAACACTTGCAGCTCAATTTTTTAAACATAATAGACATATAGTCAAAGAAGCAACAGACGCAGGACTAGATTATGTGTATCCTAAATATTTAGAAATATCTTTCACAAATAAATGTCAAATGTCATGTAGTTATTGTGGTCCTGTGTTTAGTACTTCATGGGAAAAAGAAATACAAGAGCATGGTCCTTATAAACTATCTGAGGACTATAATGTTATAGATAATCCTCAAATAGAAAACTCTCCCTATGTAGATAAGTTTTGGAAATGGTTTCCACAGGCATATGAACATTTATTTGTTCTTAGAGTAACAGGAGGAGAGCCTTTATTAGATAAGAATACATATAAACTTCTAAAATATGTTAAGGCAAATCCTAGAGAAGGATTGACATTCCATTGTAATTCTAATCTTATGGTTACGAAAGAAAGAGTACAAAAATATATTAACCAAGCAAAAGATATACCTAATACTAGAATATATGCCAGTATAGATTCATGGGGGAAACAAGCAGAGTATATTAGACATGGATTAAAAGTAGATCAATTTGAAGAAAACCTACTTAGAATATTAGCTAATGGAATAGAAGTAGGTATCATGTGTACATTTAATTTCTTATCTATATTCAATATACAAGAATTCATTTTTAAAATGGCAGAGATGAAACAAACCTTTCCTCATCTAACAATAGACATGCCTTATATGGTAGATCCAAAACACCTCTCAGCACAAATTGCCGACGATACTCATATAAGTATTATGGAAGAAGGATTAAAATCAATGAAAACCTATCCTCAGTTTACAGAAGGAGAGGTTGTAAAATTTCAGAAGTCTGTAGAGTGGATAAAGGCAAATAGATTCGAAGGTGAAGAACTAGAAAAACATAGAAAAGATTTTTGGAACTTTGTAAAAGAACATGATATAAGAAGAGGCACAGATTTTAACAAAACCTTTGATGTAAAATTTTAGGGTAAATTATACCAAAAGAACTTGTAATTTTGAATAAAAGTATTATATATATTATAGCAGATGCCAATTATGGGTCTGCAGTTTAATAACTCGCTTAATAAAGGAGAAAAAAATGGTTAGAGTAAAAACTACAAATTGGGACAATTTTGTCTCGACATTTCCACAAATAGAGAGAGAATTTATTGGATTTAACAAAGTGTTTGATGCTATCACAGCATCTAATCCTGGTGTCCAAAGTTCTTATCCTCCATACAATGTTAAAAAGGTGGACGAAGAAAATTATCTTATTGAAATTGCCGTATCAGGTTTTAAGAAAGATGAGATAACTATACGAAAAGAATCAACCGATACAAAAGGTTCGCTTCTACTCGTAGAAGGAATCCAAACTGAAAAAGAAGAAGCAGACTATATACACAAAGGTATAGGTGGCAGAAACTTTAAAAGAGCTTGGAACCTTGCAGATACTATTGAAATTAGATCTGCAGAATATGTTGATGGTATTCTATCAATAGCATTAGAAAATGTTATTCCAGAATCTCAGAAACCACAAGTGATAGAAATTAAATAATTATAGGAGATAAGGAGCATGTCAAACGTTCAGATAGTAAAATTAACCACAGGAGAAGAATTAATAGCAGATGTATCAGAGGCTGATATTGAAGATAAACAGTTTTTGATATTAACAAAACCTGCAATTATATTCATGCAACCTAAGGGAGATTCTGAAACAGAATTTGGCGTGGGACTTGCTCCTTATGCACCCTTCGCAAAGGAACATAAAGTTCCTATTTTCCCTACCCATGTTGTTTCGTTATACGAGCCAGAAGTTCAAATGAAGAACGAGTATAACAAAAGATATGGCTCAGGTATCATACAGCCTGAACTTATAAATAAAAAAATATTAAACGAAGGAAAGTAAATGTATGAATATAGAATTAATGTAGTCAAAATTATAGACGGAGATACAGTAGATGTGGATATCGACCTGGGCTTCGGTGTATGGCTCAAGAAACAAAGAATTAGGTTATACGGAATTGACACCCCGGAAAGTAGAACCCGTGACCTCGAAGAAAAGAAGTATGGACTTATGGCAAAGGCGTTCATCACAGAACAACTTAAAGATGGAGCTATACTCAAAACGAGGCTTGACTCAAAAGGTAAATACGGAAGAATCCTCGGTGAATTTCTTAGTCTAGATGACAAAACAAATATAAATGAACTTATGATATTAAAACATCATGCAGTTTCATACCATGGTGCAAGTAAAGCAGAAATAGCAGAAGGCCACTTGCGCAATAGGACCAGAGTTAAAGAATTATAATTGACTCTAGGTTCGTAAGAGCCTATAATTACAGTATGAATAAATTGGTGTTGTTATGACTTTTTATACTTATGCAAGACATTATGGTGACAAGATTTTGGTTCGTGGAGTTGACAAACACGGACATCGTTTTACCGCAAGACGTGATTTCCGCCCAACCCTGTTTGTAAAATCAAATGAACCCTCAGACTATAAATCAATTTATGGTGACTCTGTGTCGCCTATCCAATTCGAGACAAACAAAGAGGCAACCGCCTTTTTTGATAGATACAAAGACGTAGACAATTTTCCAATATATGGCCAAAACTATTATGGCTATCAATACATAACAGAAAACTATCCCGGTGAAATACAATGGGATGCTAAACAAATTCAGGTTTACTCTATTGATATAGAGACGACTTCGGAACATGGTTTTCCGAATGTAGACTCCCCGAGCGAGAAGATGTTAGTTATCACACTTCAAAATAACAACACCAAAAAGATAACAACCTTCGGACTCGGGGAGTTTACTCCAGGTGAAGATACAAAACATTTAGATATAGAATATATTGATTGTAAAGATGAGAAAGAACTACTTACAAATTTCCTAGGTTGGTGGAGAGATAATACTCCTGATATTATTACAGGTTGGAACAGTCAGTTATTTGATATACCCTATTTGTTAGCAAGAACAGAAGCAGTCCTAGGAGAGAATGAACACAAAAAATATTCTCCATTTGGCATTGTCCAAAGACGTAATGTTAAATTCCAACAAAGGGAAATGACTGCCTATGAGATAGTAGGTGTTGCACAATTAGATTATTTAGACTTATATAAGAAGTTTACTTATGTTACAAGAGAGAGTTATAAATTAGACTTTATTGCACAAACAGAACTAGGTCATAAAAAACTAGAATCTGGTTTTGAAACATTTAAAGAGTTTTATGAGAAAGATTGGAATAGGTTTGTAGAGTATAACATTGTTGACACAGTTCTTGTTGATGAGTTAGAAGATAAAATGAAACTTATTGAACTTGCTATTACAATGACATACGACGCTAAGTGTAATTATAATGATGTATTCTCAGCAGTTAGAACCTGGGATAGTTTATTATATAATCACCTATGGGAGAAGAAAATTGTTATTCATCAAGGTGGTGGAAGAAAGGATAGACAAATCGAAGGGGCATATGTACAAGAACCTGAACCTGGTGGTTATGACTGGGTTGCTAGTTTTGATGCTACAAGTCTGTATCCTTCTATTCTTATGCAGTACAATATGAGTCCTGAAACTATTGTAAGTGGTTATACTTATGATGTTAAAGTTGACGACTTGTTAGAAAGGTATAAGTTAGACAAGTTAAAAGAAAAGAACTATGCCATGGCAGCTAATGGCACTTGCTACACAAGAGAGAAACAAGGTTTATTTCCTGAGATAGTACAGAAGTTTTTTGATGATAGATTGAGATACAAAAAACTAATGCAGGAATCACAAAGGAAGTTCCAGGAAACAGGTGCTAAAGTTTATCAGAATGAAATTAGTAAATATAATAATTTCCAGATGGCAAGAAAGATTCAATTAAACAGTTTATATGGTGCCCTAGCGAATCAGTACTTTAGATTCTATGATGATAGGATTGCTGAAGGTATTACAATGACAGGGCAATTGGTTATTCGAGACACAGCAAAGGCATTAGATAATTATGTTAACAAAGTATGTGGCACGGAAGATAAAATTTATTCTTTTTATTCTGATACTGATTCTTGTTATGTTACATTGAAGGATATGGTTGAAAACTTCTTCCCTGACAAAGGTAAGGAAAAAACAATTGATCTAATTGACAAGATTGCAACAGAAAAGATAGAACCAGCAATTGAACAGGCAATGACAAAACTTGCCAATTACACAAATGCGTTTGCTCATAAATTAGTTTTTAAACGAGAAATTATAGCAGACAAAGGTGTGTTTGTTGCTAAAAAACGATATGCCTTAAATGTACATGATGACGAAGGACTAAGACTTAAAGAACCTAAACTAAAGGTTATGGGTTTAGAAATTGTAAGAAGTAGTACTCCTGGCCCTATTAGAGACTCTCTAAAGGAGGCGGTTAGATTAATATTAACAAGTGATGAGGACACTTTACATTCGTTTATAGAGAACACTAGAAAAGAGTTTAATGACAAAGCAGTAGAGGAAATAGCATTTCCTCGAGGGTGTAATAATATGTTTAAATATAAAAGTGGAGCAGATATTTACACTAAAGGTTGCCCTATCCATGTTAGGGGTGGTTTGTTATATAATTATTATGTAGATAAACTTAATCTTAAAATGAAGTATGAGAAAATACAAGAAGGTGATAAGATTAAATTTGTTTATTTGAAAGAGCCAAATGTAATAGGAGAAAATACTATTGCATTTGTAGGAAAGTTACCAACGGAATTTGAATTAGAAAAGTATGTTGACTATGATACAATATGGCAGAAGGCATTTGTAGATCCGTTGGACAATATTTTAAAACCTATTGGTTGGCATACAGAACCACAAGCAACATTGGAGGATTTATTCGGATGAAAGTAGACGGACATTTTAAAGTCAGTATGTATAAAAGTGTTCTTAGAATTTTTGCTGGTATGGCATTAATTTTAGGAGAGATATATTGGGCAGGGATTTTACTAATATTAGCAGAGTTCCTTGGTATAATCGAAGAAGTAGTTTAGGATAGATGACGTGGGATATGGACACATATAGACCATTACCAGATGGACTAACAATAAAGTCTAGTAAAATAGATGGATTAGGATTACATGCAGCACAAGCATTTGATGCTGGAACAGTATTTGGAGAAACACATGTCTTGGTACATAGTAGAGATAGACATGAATGGATAAGGACGCCCTTAGGAGGATTCATTAATCACAGTAATGATCCTAATTGTTTTATTACCACAGAAGCAGGTGATAGAACATTATATGCAGTTAAACCTATAAAAGCAGGAGAAGAACTTACTGTTTATTATAGATTCAAAGGTTACGATGGCATTATAGGAGAACAATAATGATGACAGGTTGGGTAATATTTGGAGTATGTATTTTAGTAAATTGGGTTGTCTTTTGGGCAATAGATTTAGGTTTTGAAAATAATTTTTGGAGAGAAGATGAGACACGGGAAAAATAGACCATATTCAGCCACTGGTGGCAGAAAGGCAAGACGTGAAAGAGCTTTAGAACGTCTTGTTAAAAGTAAATTCACAAAGAAAGTCCTAAACGGCAAGGAGCGCAGTGAAAAGAACTGGACAAAGAAGAAAGAAAAGGCAATCGAAACACTTGAATCCAGAATTAGAGGGGCATCGAGTTAAGTTTCAGGATAAAAAAATTAAGAACCAAAAGAGAATAATTGACGAACAATGGGAACAGATAAACAAATTGCTATCATCGGACACGGATTCGTAGGTAAAGCTACTGAGCTTTTATTAGATACATTCTACGAAGGAACTGATATACAAATCCATGATCCTGATAAAGGATATGAGATAGAAAATTGGTCAGGTATTCAATATGCTTTTGTTTGTGTTCCTACAGACTTAGGTGGGTGGAAGACTTTAGACATAAGTATTGTTGAAAAAGTCCTGAACGATTTATCTACAAGATCATGTGCTAGTACTGTTATACCTGTTATAAGAAGTACTGTTGGTCCTGATCAGGCATTAATGTTAACTAAAAAATATGGCGCAGTTATTATGCCAGAGTTTCTTAGAGAAAAACATTGGGAAGAAGATGTATTAGACACAAATCTTCCTATTCTTGTTGGTGCTACACCAGGTAATCATCATGATTTTGTTATGTGGTTATCCAACATATTTGATAAAAGAGTATGGGTTGTTAATCCAGGAGAGGCCTCAGCAATTAAAATGTTTAGAAATGCTACACTAGCAGTTAATGTAGGTTTGGCAAATGAGTTTAAAGAAATTTGTGATGTATATGATTTACATTATCCAGACATTAGAGAGTTCTTTATGGAAGATGAAACATTAGGTACACATTGGCAAGTTCCAGGTCCTGATGGACAATATGGATTTGGTGGAACTTGTTTACCAAAAGACTTGACACATAGTTCAAGTCTGTGCTATAGTAGTAACATTATGGAAGCTGCACTTGCAGCTAATAAAATTAGGAGAAAAGATGGCAAATCTAATAGACAGGATTAAGAAAAATTCCACGATTAGAGAAACAGATATTATAACTGAATCTAAGTTTTTTAATTCTAAAGATCTAATTCAAACTTCAGTACCAGCAGTTAATGTTGCACTGAGTGGGAAATTAGATGGTGGACTTACACCAGGACTTACTGTATTTGCAGGACCTAGTAAACACTTTAAGACAGCGTTTGCTATGTTGTTGGCAAAGTCTTATTTAGACAAGTATGATGATGGTGTTATTTTATTCTATGATAGTGAGTTTGGTGCTCCTCAGTCTTATTTTGAAACATTTGAAATAGATACTGATAGAGTAGTACATACACCTATTACAGATGTTGAACAATTAAAACATGATTCCATGCAACAGTTAAATGGTATTGAAAGAGGCGATCATGTTATGATTATTGTTGATAGTGTAGGTAACTTGGCAAGTAAAAAAGAAGTTGAAGATGCTCTTGATGGTAAAAGTGTAGCAGACATGACAAGAGCTAAACAAATGAAATCCTTGTTTAGAATGATTACTCCTCACTTAACAATTAAAGATATACCTGCTGTTGTAGTTAACCACACATATAAAGAGATAGGATTGTTTCCTAAAGATGTTGTTAGTGGTGGAACAGGTGTTTATTATTCTGCAGATAACATTTATATTATTGGCAGAAGGCAACAAAAGACAGGAACAGAAGTTACAGGTTATGAATTTGTAATTAATGTAGAAAAGTCTAGGTTTGTTAGAGAGAAGTCTAAGATACCTGTTGAAGTGTCTTGGGAGAAAGGCATACATAAATGGTCTGGTTTGTTAGAAATGGCATTAGAGTCTGGACATGTAATTAAACCTAGTAATGGTTGGTATCAGAAGGCAGATCCTGAAACAGGTGAGATACTTCCTGAGCCTAAAGTTAGATTAAAGGATACAGAGTCTAAAGACTTTTGGTTGCCTATTTTACAACAGAAATCATTTACTGACTGGATACAGAAAAGATATACTATAGGGTCAGTAGATATGGTTGGAGAAGAAGTATCCGATGAAGATATTCAAGAAGAATACGAAAAAGTGTGATAGGTGTGAGAAGTCTCTCAACTTAGATAAAGACAAAGCGTATTGTTTCCACAGCGAAGAACAGGAGGTATATATTTGTATGTCCTGTGTCAAGGATGTTTATAAAGAATTTTTAGATGAAGAACAGAATAGAACAAGTAATATTAGAGAATCTGATTAAAGATGACGACTATGTTAGGAAAGTAATTCCTTTCCTAAAGCCTGATTATTTTATGGCCTTTGAAGATAAGACTGTCTTTAAAGTTATATATGACTTTGTAGAAAAATATAATAATCCTCCAAGTAAACAGGCAATCCTATTAGCAATTAATGAGGACAAATCTTTAAATGAAGATAGTCATGCTAAATGTATGGAAGTTATTAATACATTAAATGGTGATGAAGTAGATAAGAATTGGCTAGTAGACGAAACAGAAAAGTTCTGTAAAGATAAAGCATTGTATTTGGGTGTTATGGAAAGTATCCAAATTATAGATGGCAAAAAGAAAGATATGTCTACAGATGCTTTACCTAGTATTTTATCTGAGGCATTGAGTGTAGGATTTGATACTAATGTTGGTCATGATTTTATTGAAGATGCTGATAAACGATATGACTTCTATCATAGGTTAGAAGAAAAAGTAGAGTTTGATTTGGATATGTTTAATAAGATAACAGAGGGTGGTTTATCTAATAAAACATTAAATATAGCATTAGCGGGTACTGGTGTAGGTAAATCCCTGTTTATGTGTCATATGGCGTCTGCTTGCATCGCTAAGGGTAAAAATGTGTTATATATTACCCTAGAAATGTCAGAAGAAAGAATAGCAGAGAGAGTAGATGCTAACCTAATGAATATTCCTATAATGGATTTAAAAGACTTATCTAAACCTATGTTTGAAGATAGGGTAAAGAAAATTAATGATAAGATTGAAGGTAGATTAATTGTTAAAGAATATCCTACAGCATCTGCACATGCAGGACATTTTAAGGCATTAATAAATGAATTGAAACTTAAAAGAAGTTTCTTCCCAGATATTATATTCATAGATTATTTAAATATATGTACAAGTTCTAGGTTTAGGCCAGGTAGTAGTGCTAACTCTTATACAGTTATTAAGAGTATTGCAGAAGAACTTAGAGGGTTAGCAGTAGAACAAGATGTTCCTATTGTTAGTGCAACACAAACAACTAGGAGTGGTTTTAATAGTAGTGATATAGATTTAACAGACACCTCAGAAAGTTTTGGTTTGCCTGCTACAGCAGACTTAATGTTTGCTATTATTAGTACAGAAGAATTAGAACAATTAGGTCAGTTTATGATTAAACAGTTGAAAAACAGATATTCAGATCCTACAAGAAACAAAAGATTTATGATAGGTGTTGATAGAGCTAAAATGAAATTGTTTGATTTAGAAGACTCAGCACAACAAAATTTAACAGATGCTAACATAGATATTCCTGTATTTGACAGAGGAAAAGAAGAAGACAAGTTCTCTGATTTTAAGTTCTAATCCTATATAAATATAAGTGCTTATATTATAGGAGAATATTATGCCAGAAGACAGCAATGTTAATTTAAGTTTAGCAGAATACGAAGCATTAAAAGCAGCAGCAGCACCAGCAGAAGAAGAGGCTCCAGCAGGAGACGGCAAACCTTGGTGGCATGCACCTGATGACAGAGGTTGGATTTGGGTTGCCCCTGAATATTTTAGTAGATGGAGATTATTCCCTCGTGCATTTATTAGCATGTATATCTACTTGTTATTTAAAGTCGTAACTTGGTTTATGGAATTACCTACACCAAATGCAGAACAAGCAGGACTTGTTTCAGTAATAGTAGGTGCCGGAGCAGCCTGGTTTGGTTTATATGTAAACAGTACATCAACAGATCACAAGAAAGAGTAAGAAATGCCAACGATAGAATTATCAGCATACTATGTAGAGTTCATAGGGTTTTTACTCACTCTAATGGCAGGTCTTGCAATTAGAGATTGGGCTGGCTCTTTTGTTAAAGGAGCAAAGTTTAGATTTAATCCTGCCTTCCAGGAAGGTGATAAAGTTATACTTGATGGACAACCAGCATTAATAGTTAAGATAGGTTTATCAGAAACAGTTTTTGGAGTATATGGAGATGATGGATATACATGGAGGTATGTTCCAAATACAAGGATAGAATTTTTAAAACTAGAGAAAATTGTTGATCCAGATTTACATAAAGATACAGATCAAGAAAGAGCACAAAAATTAATTGATGCTATGCAAGATGCTAATATTGAAAAGAATGGTAATGAGATTGAAAAACTAAAGAATGGAAAGAAGTGATTGTTTATATGATATTAATTTAACTTACGACAAAGATAAATTAATTAGTGAAATGGAGTCTGTGAATTTCCACCCATTTAATGACCTAGGTCCTGAACAACAAGGTGTCAGCAAAATACCTGAGGGTCATTGGTTTCATAATCCACCCACATGGTTATTAGGCCATGTTGTAGAACAAGGATCGGAAGTTGATAAAGTAAAGGATCAACTAAGAGAGCTTTTTGGCTCACAAGATATTAGACCTAGATATTACAAACAAGAAGCAAATACATCTGTTCCAATGCACGCAGATACAGGAACATTATCAGCAGTAAATATTGTTTTATCTGATGAGTATGGTCCTATAGAATTTGACGGATTAGGTCTTATAAATTATAATTGTGCATTAATAGATACACAAAAAAGACATGGAGTGCCAAGTCATTCAAAAGAAAGAGTATTATTAAAATTTAGTATGTTTGATATTACCTTTAATGAATGCAAGGAGAAAATTATTAATAAATAAAATGGAGAGATAAAATGCCACCAAAGTTTAAACCATCAGTTAAAGAATATGTTAAGAGTGAAAAGACGGGTAGACCGACGAACAGATGGAGGTGGAAACATTATTATCTTAAAATGACACCAACAGACGAAATTATAGAAGCGGTTAATAAGGGAAAGAAAAAACACCGTACAAAATTTTTAAACGAACTTGTAAGACGAGGAGTGAAGTTACAATGGAAGACTATGAATTCCACAGATGGAAAGACCGAAGACGTACTGGAAAAGGTATCCACCCAACAGCCTGGGTAGACAAAGAAACTCATATAGGAGTCGATGTTGAAATCGGACCTTTCTGTGTTATTGACAGAGGTGTGGAAATTGGCAGGGGGTCTAAAATTGGACATTATGTTTGGCTCAGAGAAGATGTAGTTATAGGACAAAGGACACAGATATCAGGGTTTGGTGGAGATGTCAGAGAACGAGCCAAAATAGGTGATGATTGTATTATAGGTTCCTTATGTGGTATCACACAGGATGCAGTTATAGGTAATAATGTAATAATGTCAGCATCTTTTTTCCAGACAAATAAGGTCCACAAAGGGCCACAGAAGTACGCTACCAACATTAAAGAACCTGGGGGTACAATAGGCGATAATGTACTTATAGGGATCAATGTAACCCTAATGCCAGGGGTAGATATAGGGGAAAGCTCAGTTATTGGTGCTAATACAGTATTAAGGGAATCTGTCCCACCTGGCGAGCTTTGGTACGGAAATCCAGGGAAATTCATCAAAATGAACAACGAATCTCTTGATTTATCAGAAAAATAAATTCTAAGTTATTGATATACAACACAAAATCTTTTGAAAAAATGCTTGACTTATGGTCCGTAAGAGTGCATAATAACGGTATATTAAATAAAAAAGTAAAGGAAATTAGATGACAGCTTGGGAAGATTTAACAGAAAAAGAACAATTACTTACTTATATAAGCGACGCTTATAAAGACGTTTATGGCTTTAGGCCAAGAGGTTTGTTCAATAATTCTTCTGTTGAAGAACTTAGGTCCACTTTGGATAGTCTTGTTGAAACTGCTAATGCTCAATATGAGGAAGAGCAGAAGATGAAGGCCTCCAATTGGAAAGACTTTCATAAGGAACTTTCTTATTTAGTTAATATTGGAGCAAAAGACTTTAGACAAGCTCTTGCTTGGGATATGGATGCCGAAGATGTAGATGGTGATTTTGATTATTACTGCTACAAAAAAGGCTTCGAGTATAACAAGCAACATACCTTAAAGAGGTTAGCAGGATAATTGCTCTTTTGGTCCACAAAAAGGTTGACTCTTGGTTTACAAGAGTCTATAATGTGTAGTATAGTTAATTAAATGGAGATGTTATGACTGAACAACTATTTAAATATGCAGGCTATTCTGTTACTGAACACGGCCAAACTAAGGCTAGGTTCGGGAACGATATGGTTTCTCGCATTAAGAAACTTACGGCAAAATCTAACACAGACACAATGTTTGTAGAATTGCCGGAAGCTATGACCAAAAAAGCTGCTTCTCAGTTTTTGTTAGATCAGGATAAGGAGAAAGAAATTTCTGAATTTACTCCTGATGTGAGAGATGCACTTCAAAAGGTCATTTTTAGAACGGTACCTAAATCTAAAACTACCGTGAATACAGGAGCACCTAGTGTTTCTAGTACGGTGGTTGTAAATGAAGGTGCCACAAATGAAGGAGGCCCTTATGGCAACTCGTAAAACGGTGAGTCAAGAGCAAAAAGTTCTTAACTTTTTGAACACTGGCAAAGCACTGAGCAATGCTGTGGCAACACACAAGCTCAGAGTAAATAGACTTCCTGCTAAGATTAATGTTCTTAGATCTAAAGGATATGCTATTTACACCAATACGAATAAAGCTGGTAACCCAACTTATCGTCTTGGTACACCTAGCAGAGCGATGATCGCTAGTGCATTTGCACAAAACGGTTCAGCACTTTTTAGCTAGGCATAAATATAAGTGAGTTTTGGTTGTTCAACACTTTCGGAAATCAAATAAACAACCACAAATTACGAACCTCTTTTTGGGGTGGTTACCTAGGTGTCAGTGCCAAATAACCAATACAACAAAAGGAGAGTCCTGGGGTAACGACGTTAAACTGCCCCTTACTAACAGAGGGAAAAGATGGTATCAGAAATAGGCAAAGAATTATTAGAAGCTCTCGAGACAAGGTATAGAGGCGAGATTGCCTCTGCTAAAGCAAACGTCAGAGTATATTTAGAAAATCCAGCGGGTATAGGTGAACACCCTGACGTGGTACAAGCAATAGACATGGAATTAGAAAAATTAGCCTCAGCACACGAAAAGTTAGAATTATTGCTGAGCAGGAGATATAACTTTAGTCAAACCAAATACCCAGTGGAGTAAAATATGCGATTTATATCATCATTTGGAAACAGTTTTTTTAGCGCTAAGATAGAACAACAAGATGTTCCTATCAAGCAATTTGTGGTAACCTTTTTTAAATTAGGCAAACCAGTATTTACACAACATATTATTGATCAGTCTGAGGGCAGGAGAATTGCCATGCAGACGGCTAAGGATTACGTTTTTCAAATGGGTGATAGAAATGGCAAACAATGTTTATAGCACTGTAAATCTTATAAAAGGAAACTTTCAAGCTAGAGAAGCTTTTAAGGAAGTATTTGATTCTATAAGAGAGGACTATGACGAAAGAGGATTAGAGTTCTCACATTTCTTATCTGATGTAGAAATTATAGACAACGAATACATGGAGGAAGAAATAGGTCCTCAGGTTGCTTACATATCTGGTTTTGAAGGTGATAATGTTACAATCACATCTTCATGGTCATCACCCTATAAATGGTTTGAAAGATTAGGAGAGTATTTGATTCGTATAGATCCTGGTGTTAAACTAATGATGACCTATACAGATGAATACTATAACTTTGCAGGTGTATATGTTTATAGTGAAGAATATTTAAATGGAGAAGAGCAAACAGGTGTTTGGTTCAAGAAAAAACTAGAATCTTATGGAGATAATCCAGGAGATTACCCAGATTATGTACATGATGTTATACAGAAATGGGGATTAGAGTTATTGAATACCTAAATTGTGTTGATTTTGTGTTGATTATGTGTTTCGGAGATATATAATGAGTAATGTGAAAGAAATGGCAACATTTAGTTTACAATCTCTTATTGCTACTGTTATGTTATTTAGTAGAAGAAGATCTGAAATTAGCAAAAACTACATCGTCAAAAGGTGAACAGGCAGTGGAGATAGAGTTATGAGGTTAGATTACAAAAATTGCGGACGCATTGGAATAACCTGCAGTACTTTTGACCTCCTTCACGCAGGACATTGTGTTATGCTAGAAGAGGCCAAAAGACATTGTGATTACCTGATAGCAGCTCTGCAAGTCGATCCAACTCAAGACAGAAAAGAAAAGAATCCTCCAGTACAAAGTGTCGTTGAACGACAAATTCAATTAGCATCAAATAAAAATGTAGATGAGATAGTCGTCTATAATACAGAAAAAGAATTAGAAGATATATTTTTAACCTTACCTATTAATGTTAGGATATTGGGTGAAGAATATAAGGACATAGAATTTACAGCAAAAAGAATTTGCTATAAAAGGAAGATTGAAATAATCTATAATAAACGAGATCATTCTTTCAGTAGTACTGATCTCAGAAAACGCACAGCGAGGAGTGAAAATGAAAAACAAAGAAATCCAAAGGATAGTTAATTGTGTTAAAGCAGAACGAAGAGCCTTACATGGAGAGTTCAAGGCATATTGGCATCAGACGGCCAATACTCTTGCAACAAAAAACAATATAGATATAAATGATGTAAGAAACAATATAGAGATGTATGATGTCGCAGAAATTAAAAATCGTAGCGTGCACTAAAGTCTGGAGAGCACATGGGGTTGATAAAGAATTCCCTATGTGGAGACCAGGTCCTAGTAATGAGTATGTAATAGCTCATATAGATGACCCTGAGGGTGGTTTAACCTTACAGGAAATAAACAAACATGTGAACGAGTTTATGCACATGTTGGAAGGACAAATCACCTCAGATGTTGTTGAGATATTTACTGGTTATGAAGTTTATTTTAAAGATAATTTAACTCATAACGAGCAGTTTCAATTGAATACTGGAGGAGCTATAGACTTTCCTGCTGTAGACCTCACAAAGGTGGATGTCTCGGATGAAACAACTTAGGTTCACTGCAGGTTATACTTACTATAACGAGCCTGCTAGGCTTATAGAGTTATGTCGTCTCTGGGAAAAATGGCCTAGTGGTGTTGATATATTTTTAGTAGATGATGGTTCGCCTGATTACCCTGCAATAGATATTATAAATCAAGAATTAAATTTAACTGAGCATGGACCTACTATACAGGTATGGAAAGTATCTAGAGACTTAGGGTTCAATTCACATGGTTGTAGAAACCTTATAGCAAAATATGCTACAACAGATTGGATAGCATTTTTTGATTCTGATGTTTTAATGTATCCGCCTGATGTAGCAGCATTGAAGAGAAGAAAGTTTAATAAAGGCTCAGTTTATACTTTTCAAAATTATCAAAGATATAATCAACAGTTCGAGGGGAAATCAACTGGACATATGAACTGCTTTGTAATAGATAAAGAAACCTTCTGGGAAGCAGGTGGTTACGATGAATCTTTTACAGGATATCATTATGGTGATCGAGAGTTCTTAAAAAGATTACATGCTATAACAAATGTTAGAGAGTCTGGTTGTAGAGTTGAAAACACAGAACAAGGTAAACATGGTAGAGTAATACCAGGATTAGAGAGGACGGAATATATCGGATATGATGAAAAGTTAAAAAATTATGTTTACATAACTCCATTAACCTACGAGGAAATGGATAAGTTAACAGGAACTAAGAAAACAAAATTAGACTTTCCGTTTATCCGTTTATTATAAATACGGATATGAAGTTCAGAGAATTTTTAAGAGAACAGGCAGAAGAAGACAAGCTCAAACATCTTGAGCATGTGGAAGATCATGTTCTGCATGCTGGTAAAGAAGGTTTTGGACATGCGTTTCATACTATAAATGATGTTCATAATCATTTACAAGGTAAAGGACAAGGACAAACAGATACCACAATAAAATATGATGGTAGTCCTGCTGTTGTATTTGGGAAACACCCAGAGAATGGCAAGTTTTTTGTAGCATCAAAATCAGCATTTAATAAAAATCCTAAGATTAATCATACACACGAAGACATAGATGCTAATCATGGCCATGCTCCTGGACTTGTATCCAAATTAAAAGCAGCATTAGATCACGCACATAAAATAGAGCCTGATGGTGTATATCAAGCAGACATTATGCACGGTCCTGGAGATGTTAAAAAGAAAGGTAATAGAGTAGAGTTTACACCACAGTTGATTACATATCACGCACCACATGATTCAGAACACGGCAAGGCAGCTGCTAATGCACAATTAGGATTAGCAGTACATACAAAGTACGAAGGTAAGACAATAGATACTTTAAAAGCAACTCATGGTGCTATAGATCATAACAACTTTAAAAAGCATAAAGACGTACATATGATGTCAGCCAATCACGATATGAGTACTCATAGATACTCTTTAGAGGATAGGGCTAAGGTAGATCATCATCTAAAACAAGCAGTAGCACATTTTAAAAATACACCAGATGAGCACCACGATACTGTTCTAAAACATGCAGACGCTAAGAAGACATATATTAACCACACGGTTAGAACAGGCGAACAGTATTCTCATGAAGGTTTTGCTAAACATGTAAGTACCAGACTACAAAAGAAAATAGACGGAGTATCTACACCAGCAGCAAAAGCTAGGCATCAAAAAACACATGATGACACCGTAGGACATATAAATAAGAATAAGGAACACTTTGAAGGACCTATGCACATGCACAGACACCTTCAAGCAGCAAAGGATATCCTTACTAAAACAATGTCTCAGAAATCACAATGGGGACATGAAGTAGACGGACAAAAAGTTAAACCAGAAGGTTTTGTAGCAATACGAAATGGCAGACCTTCTAAATTTGTAGATAGGAAAGAGTTTAGTGCTCTTAACTTTAATAAAAACGACGCGAGGAGAAAGACATGAGTAAATGTAAATGTTGTGAATGCTGTTCTTGCACTTGTTGCGGATAATTAAATGGCAGACGAACAAGAAAAACATATAGTATTTTCATACGG